CAGGCCCGCGAGGTCCTCATGCGACCGCTCTCGGAGCCTACCTACGTGCAGTCCGAGCCCGGCTTCCTCGACCTGACCTACCGCTTCGGGGTCAAACAGTTCTGGGAGGCTGCCTTCATCGGCCGGCGCAACCGCGTCGCACGGTGAACGCCCTCACCACGGCCGCCGCCGAGTACCTCTCGGCAGGCTTCAGCATCATCGCCCTGTCTGGCAAGCAGCCCAACGCTGCGATCCACCCCCACGGTCTGCGCCAGCCACTCGTGGGGCAGCCCGAGACCAGCGAGGACCTCGCCCTCCTGGAGCAGGTGTTCCTGCACCGCGACACGACTGGCGTCGGCATCGTGATCCAGTACCCCTACGCTGTCGTCGACATCGACGGCGAGGACGGCGCGCAGCAGTTCGCCGGCGTCATCGGGGGCACGACCTTCAACGAGACCCCGGTGGCCAGGACCGCGCGCGGCCTGCACGTGTGGTTCGGCTTCCTGACCAGGGAGCCGCAGCGCACCGTCAAGCTCGGCCCCAAGCTGGACCTGAAGGGGGTCGGCGGCTACGTCGCGGCTCCCCCGAGCGTGCACCCGAGCGGCTTCGTCTACGAGTGGCTCGTCCCGATCGCCCCGGGAGGCGTGCTCAACCCGCCGACCCTGGCGCCGGACGGCCTGGCCGCCGTGCTCCGCGATCAGGCCAACACGCTCGGTGAGTACAGGCAGTTGCGCCCGGCAGGTCAGCCTGCTAGCCTGGCTGCCTTGGTTCGCCATGTGCGGCATCTCGAAGAGGGGAACCGCAACAACGGGCTGCATTGGGCCGCATCGGCTGCGGCCGATGACGGGTTCCCTCGCGAAGAGGCGGAACCGCAACTGATCGAAGCCGCCGTGCTGGCAGGTCTCGACCGACAGGAGGCCATGGTCACGATCCGTTCGGCGTACCGGAGGGCCCGGTGAGCGTCGACCCACTCACAGGCGTCATCCGAGACGACGAGACGGGGGAGGAGCTGCGGTACCCGCTGCAGTCGCAGGACGTCGACCAGGCCACCTGGCTCGCGCGCGAGCTTGGCAACGAGGTCCGCTACAACCACGCGACCAAGCAGTGGCACCACTGGGACACAACGAGCTGCACCTGGGCGCCGGACACCGTCAAGGACGTCGAGAACCGCGTCATCGAGCTGGGTCGCGTGCGCGTCGCGAAGATCGCCTCCATCTCGGGCAAGGACAAGGAGGTCGCGGCGGCCGTGAAGCTGGTCCGCCGCCTCTTCGACATCGCCCGGATCCGCAGCGCGCTCGACGTGCTCTCCTCGATGCCGGGCTACAAGACCGACGGGCAGGACTGGGACCTCGATCCGTACCTCCTCGGCTGCGCCAACGGTGTCGTCGACCTCCGCACTGGCACCTTCGTGGAGGGCCTGACGGCCGCCAACGGGAAGGTCACGAAGAACACCCACATCGCCTTCGACCCCGAGGCCAAGTGCCCCCTGTTCCTGGAGTTCCTGCCGCAGATCACGTCGGGCGACAAGGACCTGGCGGCGTTCTTCGTGCAGTGGTTCGGGTACAGCCTGTACGGGCTCAACTGGGAGCAGCGCTTCCTCGTCCTGACGGGTGAGGGCCGGAACGGCAAGGGCGCCATGACGCGTGCGGTGCGTGCGGCGATCGGCGACTACTGCGCCAAGGCGGACCAGGGCATCTACATGAAGTCGAAGTGGGGCTCGGCTCGATCGAGCGACGCGCGAGCCGACCTGATGGCCCTTCGTGGCACCCGTGTCGCCGTGCTCTCTGAGCCCGAGGGAGGCCAGTTCAACGAGGAGCTTCTGAAGGCGCACACCGGCGGCGACGTCATCAGCGCGCGTCCCCTCTACGGCACGATCGTCTCCTGGGAGCCGAGCCACACGATCACCTTCCTGACCAACAAGATGCCCACGGTCGAGGACATCGGGCCGGCCATGGCCGAGCGCGTCCTGGTGGCAGACTTCCGCGAGCGGTACGAGGGCGAGCGCAAGGACACGTCGCTCGACGAGAAGCTGCGGGCCGAGGCGCCCGGGATCCTGGCCCTCCTGATCCGCTCGGCAGCCATCTACTGGCGCGACCGCATGGCCGGCGAGCCCTTCACCTACCCGGCGCGCGTGGCCAACGCCTCGAAGGCCTACCTTGCCGCGAACGACCCCATGGGCACTGCCCTCGCCGAGGCCTTCGTGCTCGAACCGGGGGCGAAGGGCTACTCGCGCGACCTGTACCAGGCCTACCTCGACTGGCACGCCAAGTCAGACGACCCCAACGAGACCCTGTCGCAGACGGCGTTCGGCCTCCTGCTGCAGCGCAGGGGCTGCAAGCGCCGGCGGGCCGAGCAGGGGAGCGTCTACATCGGCATCCGGCCGCGGTCCGCGCTGGAGATGGCGCTTGCCGAGGACCAGGCCAGTGAGTGAGCACGAGCAGGTCCTTGGCGACATCCCCCCGTGCCAGTGCGGGCCCTGCAAGGGGTGCCGCTACCGCCTCCTGAACAAGGTCAGCCGGGCATCGTTGCTCTGCTTCAGTTGCCGCCATGGCCTGCACGCCGGTCGGCCGGAACCGACGTGATTGACTGCGGCACGTGCGGCAAGCGGCACCGCTCGCTCACGGCCGATCAGTGCGCCGACCGCCGGATGTCGGAGAAGACTCTCCAGGACCGTGTCATCGGGCGCGCGCAGCGTCGCGGCTGGAAGGTGGCCCACGCCGGCCGAGGCTGGGTGGGCGACCACGAGACCGGCGTCGGCCAGTTCGTGACCCAGATGGCGCCCGGGTGGCCCGACCTCTTCATGCTGCGCGAGCCCCGCGCCCTCGCGATCGAGCTGAAGAAGGAGCTGGGCGAGGTCACCGAGGAGCAGTGGGCGTGGCTCCGTCTCCTGAACCTCTGCGGCATCCCCGCGGTCATCGTCCGGCCTTCGGACCTTCGTGAGGGGAGGGTCAATGACATCCTCGGCTGAGGGCGGGGCCTACTTGCTTTCGCGCCGTGTAAACGAGATACTCGGGTAGATGGGTACCTACTCGTGCATGGTCTGCGACGACAAGGCCGCCCGCCAGGCCATTGACGAGGAGCTTGGGAAGGGTGGCACTGGCGAGTTCATCGCGCGCCTGATGACCTTCCGCGGCTTCTCGATCACGGCTGCGACGGTGCTGTCCCACAAGAAGCACGCCCTCGCCGTTCCGCCCGGGATCGCGAAGAAGAAGAGGGACTTCGCGCTCATGGTGCGCGACCGAGCGTCCGAGCTGCTCGACAACGGTGGGCTGGACCTCACCGTGAAGGACCATGGGCCCGGGATCAGCGCCGGCCTGAAGGCGCAGGCCGAGCTGAACAAGCAGGCCAACAAGAGCGACGACCGCCGGACCTCCGTGGCCATCGCGATGATCCTCTCGGGCGCTGCCACCGGCGTGCCGCCGGCGCACCTTCTCGTGGGTGACGGCAACACGTTCGAGGGCTCCTACGAGGAGCTGGCGGTCGAGGAGTGAGCTTCCAGGAGGACCTCAGCAGGGCCCGCTGGGACGGTCAGTTCTTCGCCAAGCGCTTCCTCGGGGTCGACCTGCACCCGGGGCAGATCCGCCTCTTCGACATCTACCTCGCGCGCCAGAACACCAGCACCTGGTGGGTCGCGGCCTTCCTGACGATCTGCCTGTCGGCCGGGAACCGGGCCGGCAAGACCATGATTATGGCGATCGTGGTCATCCACGCATGCCTGTTCAAGATGGGGCAGCGCCCGCCGGCGACCGAGGCCGAGGCCGACCAGTGGCAGCGGGCCCCGTACCACTGGTACCACTTCGCGATCCAGCAGGAGGTCGCCGACCTCCTCTTCAACGAGGTCACGAACCTGCTGCAGGGGATCCACGTCGCCCAGAAGGAGGGCTACTGCCCCCTCGCCCGCGAGATTACCGAGAACGGTGGCGCGACGGTGGCGACCTGGGACAAGAAAGAGTTCGGCGAGTACCAGCTCATCGTGTTCGAGGCGATCCTGGGCGGCGCCCAGATCCACTTCCGCACCACGGCCGGCGGCAAGGGGCGCGGCGCGCTGGGCCGCGACATGCACGGGATCAGCTTCGACGAGGCTGGCCTGGAGGCCAACCTGACCTGGATCATGGACAACGTCATCCACCTGCGGCGCCTCGGGACCGGCGGCCAGGTGTTCCTGTTCTCCACCCCCGAGGAGGGCCTGACCGACTTCGCCGACCTCTGGTTCCGGGGCGACCCAGACCAGCCCGACCGGCGCCCGCGCTGGATGTCCATGCGGATGTCGACGCGCGACAACATCGGGTTCGGGCTCGACTCCGAGATGTTCGAGGCGCTCACCGCGGACATGGGTGAGGACCACATCAAGCAGAACATCGACGGCTACTTCATCCAGGGCCGGACCGCGTACTTCAACTACCAGAGCGTGGACGCCGCCTTCGTCGACGAGCTGCCCATGCTGCAGGCCGCGAAGAACGGCCACAACTACGTGCAGGGCGTCGACCCCGCGCTCACGCTGGACTCCCTGTGGTCGATCGTCGGCGACGTGTTCATGGTCGACGTGAAGGACCAGAACGGCGTCATGCAGCCCACCCCCCACATCCTCGGGGTGGCGGTCCAGCGCCTGCGCGGGAAGAAGACCACGCCCGCGATCGTGGAGCTGGCCCAGAGCGTGCACTTCTCCTACGACCGGCAGCGTCCGGGCTTCAGGAGCTACTGCTCGACGGCCATCGACGCCACCGGGTTCGGGGGCCACATGTTCCGCGACGAGCTGAACGAGGGCATCCCGGGGGGCGTGCGCGCGATCGAGTTCGGGGGCACGACGGGGCGCAAGCGAAAGCTGCTTGGTGACTTGCGGACCTGGTTGGACACTGGTAGGCTGCGGATGCCTCGCCAGGGTTTCTGGCTCGAAGTCAGGCGTCAACTTCTGGGGTACAAGCTGGACGACAAGAAGATCGAGCAGGACGCGGTCATGGCCCTGGCGGTTCTCGTGGCGGAAGCCCGTCGATCGCCGGCCGGTGACGTCGGCTCGGCGGACTTCGATCTGACTGCGGTGGGCTACTGATGGCCGTCGAACGCTACAGCGACATGACGCTTACAGCCGGCCTGCAGATGGCCAAGGCTGACGATCCTGCCCTCCAGCTCCTCTCCGACCTGGCCCACCGTGTAAACGCCGTGCGCCCGGAGATGGCGCGCTTCGGGACCTGGTGCGACCGGGCCGACCTCCTCTACTACGCGGAGACCTTCACCGACGGCGGCGCCGACATCTGGCCGGATGACCCCAACGCCCACATCATCGGGCGCGCGCACGTCTCGATCAACACGCCGCCCGCCTACGTCGACGTGCCGGCGGCCCTCCAGGCCGTGGCCCCGATCGAGAACATGCTGGCGACCGACACGACGAAGGAAGCCCGCGAGGCGGCCGCCGCGCTGGAGCGCATCTACACCGCCTGGAAGGCAGAGGAAGAGTTCGAGCTGAAGTTCCACAAGGCGTGCACGACGAAGGCCCTCTACGGGCGCACGTTCGGGCGCGTCTACTGGGATCCCAACGAGGACCGCCCCTGCGTCGAGGTCGTCGACCAGCCGCGCAACGTGTGGGTCGGCTACCAGACCGACAGCTCGACGAAGGTCGAGTGGGCCGCCTTCTACCAGCGCATGAGCCCCAACGCCGTGGCCGAGGAGTTCAACGTCGACATCGGTGTCATCGAGGACGAGAACGGCGTCGCGCGCCCCTACGTCATCGCGCCCGAGACCGGCTACGCGCAGGCCGCCCGCCCGTGGCTGCCGCGGTTCGGCAGCTCGGTCATCGAGGTCTGGGACTACTGGTACCGCAAGCCGGCGCGCCGCAAGGGCCGCGTCACGATGACGACCTGGAACGTGGTCGTCGCGGGCAACGCGGTCGTCCGCCAGCCGACCGAGTACCCCGAGTACGGGGGCACGATCCCCTACGTGCCGCTCTTCAACACGTACATCCCCGGCGTGCCGGACGGGCGGGCCGAGCTGTACGACATGGAGCACATCATCCGCGAGAAGCAGGAGAAGATCACCAACGGCTCCCAGATGATCGGGCAGGCCGTCGGTGGCGACTACTGGCAGCTCGTGGGCCCCGAGGCGCCGGCGCGCGTCCCGGATACGCTGAAGCCGGTCAAGAACAAGATCATCGCCCCCGGCGCCGGCAACCGCGTCGAGACGATCGCCCCCTTCGTGGCGCAGTTCCAGCTCGAACAGTTCCTCGCGCGCCTCGACCGGGAGGGCACGGTCGTCTCGGGCCTGAACGACCTGCTCCTCGGGCTCGCGCCGGCGCAGGTGCTCTCCTCCTCGAAGGCGATCAACGCCCTGATCGCCAACTACGAGTCGCGCCTGTCGATGCGCCGGAAGCTCCTCTACTCGTGGCGCCGCAACGTCTGGAAGCTCGCACTCAACGTGTGGGCCAGGAAGAACGCGGACGTGCGCCAGGTCGTCGAGGCCGGCGGCGGCACGCTCGACATCCTGGATCCGAGCCTCAGCCCCCGCGACGAGATGGAGACCGCCACCCGGGCAGGCAACCTGGTGGCAGCCAAGCTCTGGAGCCAGCGACGCGGCATGGATGCCGTGCACGTCGACGACCCGGAGACCGAGCAGGACCTGATCCGAGAGGAGAGCACCGATGGTACCCTCTGGCCAGATCGCGTTATGGTCATGGCCCAGCTCCTCTCGACCCTCCAGCAGCTCGGACTCCAGGCCAACCCTGCCGTATCG